AAAACATAGTTGAGCGGCACGTTGATTGCCGCTGCGAGCGCTGTATCAGTGACAGCTTCTTTAAGTGCATCTTTTTTCATAACGAACATTATCAAGGCATTTGTTAGTTAAGTCAACTACAATACAAGCATGAACATTCCTATAATTATACCTACAGCAGCAGATATAGCCATGCCGCCAACTATAAGATCAAACCAAAACCTTCTTCTTTCAGATCGTCTCACAGCTTCGTCTATACGTGCTTGACGAATCGCTCTTCGTTCAGCCATCATATCATTATAAAATTCCTGCTGACCGGTATACAAAAGGTACTCATACAGCTCCTTCTCCATTTGTTTTATCTTATGCTTGGCATGAGTTACTTGTAGAGCCTGTGCTTCTACACTATTGCCAGTAAATAACTTCTTAAACATCGGCTGATTGTGAGCATTTATATTTTGTTCAGACAGCGCATCCTTTGCCTCAAACCATTTACCAAAGTAGTCAACCATGTCTTCAATTTCTCGGCCAGTTTCCATGCCTTTTTTCAAAGCATTGAATGCCGAGCTGGCTAATGACATAGCCGCTGCTATTTCCATCATGGCTTAGTCCTTATTTGTCGTTCCCAGACTCTTTATGTGTACCAGCGTATAATCCAAACCACGCGGCACCTGCACCAACGATTACAGATATAAGGCCAGACTGTTCCATGCTTGGATCAGCTAGATCCATGTACCACAATACAGTCTTGTACAATAGAAAGATGTATACTGACAGAAATACTCTTGGGAAGATACGCCAAGCATCTACAGCTTTGGCCATCCAAATCCATCGCTGGTAAGGATTGATACCGCTGTTAACTGTATTGGTGTCGACTTCAAGATCAATCTGTATTGATTTTTTTATTGGATCTTCGTCACTCATGGTTACTCCTACTCCACGTTGTTAAGTGGGTTATCTAAAATTACTTGAATCTTCTCTTCTAGGTCTTTACGTGTCTCTCTCAGGTCCTCATCGATAGTACGCAGTCGGTCGTTTACCTTCTCTTCCAATGCGTACACGTCGTCTCTTAATTCTCTCTGAGTCTCGGCTGTTCTATCGTCGACACGTCGAGTTAAGGTCTCAACTTTATCAACCTCATCATTAACCGTCTCAGAAACCTTATCGATATCTGCAACCAATATTTCCACGGATGCATCAAGCGACTCCATCATTGTTTTTTGGACAGCTAGTTCTTGTTCTATAGCTGATAGGTCAGGTGCAGTATAGCTCATTATTTGAGCTTTCATATTTCGATAGTCATTATAAAATTCAAATGCGCCCCAGGCACCACCACCGAGAGTAGAAAGAGCAGTTACTAAAACTACTATCTTACCACCGCGGAAGGTCATGCCAGCAAATTCGAATTCTGCCATCTTAATTATCTCCCGTACTGTTCTAAAACCATTTGTTTATGTTTTTGTTCTGTTTGTCCTGCCATCCTATATAGAGTCATAGTGTTGTCTACGTTACCATTACTCTTGTAGATTGACTTCGATCTATACCAATCATTTTGACTCTTTAGTGACTTAGTGGAATACTGATCGAACCCTGGTACATGGTTAATTAGAACTACCGAAACAGTTTGATCCTCAAAACCCCCCGATTCCTGCACGTTTTCTTGAATTTGATTAAGGTTTTGCTGTATTGTTGATTCCGACATCTTTTCAGCTAGACTTTCAACCTTCTTGGTTGCAACCCGTTGTTGCTTAGTAGGAGGCTTAACGTCATACTTTGAGAAGTCTGGTCTTGCACCAGATAGCACAACTGAAATGTTTGCACCAGCGGAGAACGCCTCGCTAACTTGAGAGTCGAACATGTCACCTGTGGTTGAGAAAGTTTCTTGCTCGAAAACTAATGATGTATCATCTTGTTGATGAGCAATCACTGACGATACTTGTTCTGTGTCAGATACGTTTTCAACGTCTGAAGACTCTAACAATCCACTATGCTGCATTTGATTTATATGATCGTAACTAACAGAACTACGATTATCATTTAAAAGTTCATCTGAAAAAGGATCCTTTACACTATACGTGGTAACTGCAGCGTCCTCTAATATTACCTCAACCACCGAAGCCTCTACCAGAAACTCAACTTTCGAAATTTCTTCTGTTAGTTCTTTACCTGATATCTCTTCTATTTTTAAAGGCGGTGGTGTTGGGTCCTCAAACATCTCCTCTTCCACAAATGGTTCCTCCTCCACTCGCATCGGCTCTGTAAACGTATCTTGATCTTCGAACAATGTAGGCTCTGATAAAGTAGCTTGTATTGGAGTAAATTGAGGTTCCTCTTCGAATGCTGGTGGTTCTTGGAAGAATTGATCACTATTGTTTGGATCACTACTAAAAACGTTGGATTCTTCAACAAACTCTTCCGGGCCACCAGGATCACCACTGCCATTTTGGATCAACGCTGTGGAGTAACCTGAGCACGATTCAGAGAATAGGGGATCATTGTCACACTGATCATTCAGCCATGCGACTGCATATCCATCACACTGTGTATCGTTCAATGGATTAGAGCAGTCTGGTCCAGTAGACTGATATCCACCATCCTGACCCCACCACACATATCCAAAGTTAGTTGTTGCGTTTGTAAAGTTAGTAACATCATTAGTTGTCATGCTATTCTGTTTGTAAAACAACTGGTTTACTTCGTCATAGACGTTTCCACTTTGACTTGTAGCGTCACCAGTAAAACCTATCCAGGTATCGTGACGCGTCACTTTTACCTGTGAATAGTGAAAGTCAAATGAGCCTTCTGGATAAAGCTGCAGACCAAACGTGTTTAAGTTGTTAGTTCCAAACTCTTTGACGTTTCTCCACTCAAACCAGGTACCATCAGTATCGGTCTCATAGAAGTATCCTGAGTTAGGTACACTCTTGACGTGTTTAAAGTCACTCCATAAAGGAGCGATCATGTATGATAGATTACTTTTTCCATCTGGAGGTCCACCACTATACCCCCATCCACAACTTCTACAATAGCTTTGACTGGTGTTAGGGTTACCGTAGTTGTTTACTGGATCATACAGTATGATGAAACCGTTACTGGACATCCAAGCATCGGTAAACACGCCTCCGTAGTATGGAAACGAGTGTCCCAAGGTTATATGAACGGTGCCATCATCTTTACCGTTCATTACCTGATTTTCAGAGTAAGCGTTTACCGATAGGAGAAGTACACTACTTACAAATATCTTCTTCAGGATATTCTTCACAGAACTCTCTCTTGTCCCAAACGGTGTATTTTGTATCCTTATCATCATCTAAGGTCGCTCCAGGCATATCAACACCCTTAGGTGCTTTCTTAGGATTCTTCTCCCAAGCATTAGAAGCTTCTGCTCCGATCTTACCTTCAAACGGACAAGGAGTGCCGGCCATACGCATAGCATCCCACACTCTCTGATCTTGACACATTAGAGATACAGCCGCAACTTTCATCCCCATGTCATACAGAGTTTTGGATAGTTTAATTCTCTCACAGTTCTCATCTGTAACTGAGCCACCAGCTGAGAAACCAAAGATTTGAGTTTGTACTGCACCACCTATACCAACTGTACACAGGTCTTGCGAGTACGAGCTTCCAATTGAAGGAGCAATAGCTGATGGGGGAGGAGACTTTATGTCCTGCTCAATCTTTTGTACAGTCTCATTCTTGTTAATGTTCTCGTTCTTGTTAGTGTTATTGTTATTCGTAGTAACATTAGAGTTAGAATTAGACTCACTGTAGCTGTTGTTAGTGTTAGTGCTGGTAGACTCGTTAACATTAGTGCTAGTCGAGTTACTATTTACAGACTGAGTAATATTGGAGTTGGAATCGCTGTAGTTCGTACTAGTATTGTTGCTAGTAGAGTTTACAGTTGATGTGTTAACATTAGTACTATTATTGTTATTAGTGTTGACACTAGTATTGGTATTTACGTTGGTATTTGTACCAGTGTATGTAGTGTTGTTGGTGTTAGTGTTGGTACCAGTGTATGTAGTGTTGTTTGTGTTGGTACCAGTATACGTCGTCGTGTTAGTATTGACGTTGGTATTATTATTAGTACTTGTACCAGTGTACGAAGTAGTGTTCGTATTGGTATTAGTATTGTTGTTAGTATTTGTATTAGTTGTAGTTGATGTCGAATCTGTGGTAGAGTTGATATTAGTGGTCGTGTCTTGACCAAACACAGAAAAGGTTGCCGACAAAAACAACACACCTACAAAGAACCTTACAGTTCTCAGATGCATTTGACTGCCCTCTGGTAAATTAAATTAACAAAAAGTCAGTCAATTGAGAAATTAAAAAAGCATTAAGAAATCAGCAAAGATATTTATGTTGAGGCGGGGTAAATTCACTTACCCACTACAAATTCCATGTAAAGTTCATTTCTACTACACAGGGGACAGCTGGCACTTCACCACTAAAGGTAATCTGGCACTCATCTATGTTGGGATTACCAAAGCCTTGTAAGTCTTCTATACTTACCCCAACATCATCAGGCCACCTAGGTGTTGCACAGCCAGACAATACAACAGCTAGCACAATTGCTAGCTTTTTCATAGAGTAACTATACCCTTAGATAGGAGTACATTTCGGTTAGATAAATGAAGTTCTACGAGTTCAGATTTTGATCCTCCAATGTAAGGTACAGCGTACCCTTCACGGATCATAATATCACCCATAAACATCCATGTATCGGTTACTGAATCATAAACTCTAAACTTACCCAGGATACGACCAAACTTACCCTTGGCTTGATCACCTGGCTTTTCTGTAACTAGAGTTTGGATTGATCCTTTCTTTAAAATTCGTTGAACGAACTTCTTACTAGCCAGTCCAAACTTCTTTTCTACTTTATCTCTAGTACGTGATTCCGGCGTGTCAATTCCATGGACACGGACACGTTCATTTCTGACCCAGATTCCAAAACCCAGATCTATATCTACATCGACAGTATCACCATCGACGATTTTTACTATCCTACACTTGTACTCGTACATCACTAGCCTCTTTTATGAAAAACATGATTTCCAATAGTGGCAACTCGAGAATACGTATGACTCCAGTTAGGAACAAACTTGGCTTTAGCTGGATTAAAATAATGGTCCGCACCATTGGAAGGATCATCAAGTGAACCACTTATAACATCAGAAGCAAGAATCTTAGCTTCTTCAAATGAGTGAAAATCTGAAATACCTCTTTCCAAAGAACCATCACACGTGTAGCTAAAATGACAATTATTATAAACAACTTCCAAGATATTATCAGGCCAGTATGGACTGTTTACCCTGTTCATTATTACATGAGCTACAGCAATTTGACCTTCAATAGGTTCACCTCTTGATTCATAATATATAGCTTCTGCTAAAACAACACATTCAATATCAGAAGAACAAGACCATGGTGTTTCTGGAAAAATAGATGGTAACTCTTCCGATATAGTTTTAACTTCAACTAAAGGTGGTTTACTAATTTGCTGTGTATCATTAAAGTAAGAAACAATACCGTATGATCCAAAAAAACCAACTATGCTTGAAAATAGAGTGAAGGCTAAAATTTTCATGGTTTACCCCATTTGAGTTTATCTTCTATTGCGTGTTGAGCAGCTTGCACGTAATCACGATCTTCTTCGGAAAGTATACTCCAAAAAGGAGATATGCGATGTATCATAGCTTCAGCTGCCTCGGGCTTATCTATGTGCTCGTTGTTTTCCAACATCTCTTGTAACGTGTCGATGCGGTGGTTAATCTTCTCTCGCAAGTCCATACTTTTCCTTCTTATGTAAACTAAGTTTATCTTTGTAGCTCATAATTAGAGCACTGATAGCAAGAACCAGGATACCCATACTTTCAAAGAGTATGTTCAGTGGTTCGTCTCCTTTTGTCTGAAGAAGTATCATTCTTGTTAATGCTGTCATGGCAATGATTAAAGGTAAAGTAACAGGGATACGGTGGCTGCTATAGAAAGCACCTACCATTCCAAGAATCTCAGCATATATGAAAAGCATAAAGAGATCAGCAAGAGCCATCTTGCCTTGAGTATCAAACATATGGATAATGTCAAACCCAGCTGCCCACACTGTACCCATGGCTATAAACAGTAGCAATGCTTTCTCAACATGCTCTATCGTTGTGCCAACATGCTTCAGATAATCAAACATTAGTAACGCCTCGCTACTAATCTGTCACCAGAGTGAGAAATTTTTAGCTCTGGGTTATGTTTTGATAGATTAGCCCAAATCTTTCTGCCATCAGGTGTTTGGTGCTTGTCACTATAAAGTTTTCCATACTTAGATATCAAGTAACGATAAACTTCTGTGGCTTTTATTGTTCCGTTAGATCTAACATTACCCACAGCAACCCCATCAGTCATTTTGTCTAGCGATACATAAAAAACTGCCTGATCATTTTGATTAACAAAAAACATCAGTACTCCGTAAGGTGTTTTAAAAGTAATATTACTATGTCCTTTAAACGATCCGACCTTTTTCGGCTTACCAAATGTAGGAGCATGTTTGTGATAGAAATAGTCAATACTGTCCTGTTTGGCTTTTTGATCCAAATTCATATCAGCAAAATCTTCTGGACCTTCTAACACAAACATTAGTTCCTCCTCATCTTAGCATTATCGATGGCAGTCTGCTTATCAAAGACAGGCTGAAGACAAGATTTATGGAGGGTACTGATACCTAGAAGTTTCTGCTCGCCGGTATACACATTTGTGTTAGCTTTAGCTGTGTTACACGATGTCGACTCAGCAGACTTATACTCAACACCAGCATCGCGTCTGTAAGTCTTAGGAGCAACGTACTCGGCGAGGGTACGAGGGGATACTTTAAACTTCTTGTACACCTCGCCTTTCGGTTTAACCTTCTTACGCTTACGACCAGTATAGTCATAAGTAACACCGGTGGAAATAATAGCCATAACAAAATCTCACTCAAAATCAACGTACATCATCCTTGATTACATAATATATGTCAACGGCCACTATATCCAGTAAATACGTGGAGATCAATAGTCAGGATCGAGCTCACTTCTATTAGCTGAGAACCAACCAGTTACTATCATTTTTTCTGTAGTGTTTGATGGTAGTCCTTTATGAGCATGAGTCCAAAATGGTGGCCACAATAAAGCCAAGCCCTTAACTGGTTTTAGCTTTTTATTGTAAAATGGCCAGAATGTTTCTCCTCCAACAGGCACATCATTGAGATATACCATATATACACATTCTCTAAGTTTATCCTTTGGATTATATCCTCTTTCCGTATGAATTGCATGGAAAGCTCCAGACAAAGGATATTTTTGTATTTGGATATGCTCAGATGTAATCCACGATGGAGTGAACATTCCTAAACTAAAATACTTAAAGTATTGCGCTCCAAAGTTTTCTAATTCCTTTTGAATCATCAACGTATGGTTAGGAGGAATACTTACGTCCATGCTATCTTTTTTTGCTTTATCTACACCTGTACCAGTCTTTCCGTGGTGAGGAGTCAAGGTGTTATAGACATCAATACATTGTTGAATAGCTTCATCAGATACTCTACCATAAGCAAAAAAGGTCGACATGCCATTTACAGTTTCGAACTCTAAAGACATTTTATCGACCGTACTTTTCTCGATAGTTTGATCTTTGCTCTACGAATTGATCGATGTATTCATCCCGAGTCGACTTGAAAACCAGAGGATGGTCGTTGTCGACGGACATGAGGATAATAGTTTGAGTGATAGGAGTCTTTGTTAACTCTTCAAACATAACACAATAGGCTGATGCTTGCATGAAGTAGTTCGAGATTTGATCTTTTCGCTTTCGTCGTTTCGATGTCTTGAAGTCTATAACCGATAGCTTACCATTCCACTCACCAATACAATCTACTCTTCCTCCAACTTCAAGATAGTTAGAATAAAGAGGAACTTCTTGCATTACAATGTTATCAAGGTACTTATCTATTAAACCTTTGAGAGTATTGAAAGTCTCAACATTAGCAGGCATGTGACCTTCAAGATAATCTTCTTCATTATTAATGTAGTCTTCACATAACTTGTGTACTGCAGTGCCTCGCGAGGACGCTTGAGCTGATACTTTGTTAGCTACTTCATTACCTACTTTCTTTCTCCACGCAGCAATGCCAGCAGCAGAAAGATCTTTAAGTACAGTAGTGACGGACGGATATAATTTACCATCAGGTGTTTCATAAAGTCGCTGTCCGTCAACTACTTTAGTTTCTAACTCGTTAATGTCTGGTGGTGTCGTGTGGATAAACTGTTTCATTCAAATATTCATCTTTAGCAATCAAGTAGTCGCGAACGAGTCCAGAACGAACTATGTCGTCATAGCTAAACTCTACTTTTTCAAAATTATTAACATTATCTAGTATAGTCATAAACGGATCCAATCCACACTGATCCCAAGGCTTATCTAAATCAGTTTGGCCGCAATCACCACAGAATAGTATCTGACTGTTAACTCCTACTCGTGTAATGATACTGTCTAACTCGTGGAAAGTCAAGTTTTGTGCTTCGTCCACTATAATAATACAATCATCTAATGTAGTACCTCTAAGGAAAGAAGTACTCATAAACTCTATCTGGTTTTTGGTTTTAAGAATCTCATATGCATCACCTCTACCAAACAAATCGTTACACATTGCTTGATATGGTATCTCATATGTTTTCATCTTTTCTTTTTCACTACCGGGAAGGAATCCCATTTCTCTAGTAGGTACTACAGATCTTACAATAACTACTTTGTCCTTATAGCTTTTGGGTTTGAAGAGTTCGTTTAATGCAAGGTATAATGATATGAATGTTTTACCTGTTCCTGCAAGTCCATGAAGAACAACATTGTTCTCGTTTTCAAAGAAATCATAAACTAGTTGTTGGTTAGGTGTCTTTGCTGGCACCATCCTTAGTTTAAGTTGAAACTTTTGAATCGGTTCTTTCTTTCTTTTTATCCTTTTAGGCTTTTCGAATATGTCTTCGTAAAAATCGTACTCTTGATAAGCTAGACCGAGATCGGACATTGTAACTCCTAGTTATTGTTGTTGACGTTGTTTCCTCCACTTCGCTACAGCGTTTTCAGTTTTGGCATCCTTCGCTGATTTTTTAACATAACGATTAGCTAAGTCACTGGTTGGATGAGCTTCACCTATTTTTTGTAAAGTCTCATTCCAGCCATCATCATTTTTAATTCTTGAATCCAAACCAACCCCTGCCACAATGTTCAATCCATTGAGCACGGATGTTATCCAGGGACAATCTTCTAAGAAACGAACTTTGTCATCATAGGACATGATGGATTCAAAGTATTCGTCTGTGCGGGTATCTTTGAAAGTATAGGTAGGCATTATCCTACTGCAGCCTCTTGTACAGAAGACAAGAGCGTTTGTTCAAACGAATCATAAAAAATACCAAAGACATTACTTGCATTTAAATTATGATACTCATCTTGGTTTCCATATTGAGGAACTACAAAAGTAAATTTTACCTTGTTGTACTTCCTAGCTAAAAACTGCATGTACTTTACTCTATTTAGATTATCCTGGTATCGCGACCTTGTCTCTGGTCCATAAGCATTTGTACCATCATAAAGGTTGCCAAGCGATACCTTAGGAGACTTAATCATAAAGTCAAATCCTAGGCAGTATAATGCAGTGTAACCCGATTTTATAGCCTCCAGCATAGCATTGACGCCAGCATTTGATCTAAACCGCTGATACTGGTTATATTCGGGATCTTCAAACTGTTCATCAAAAGGAGGAACTATAAACTTTTCTTTAGGAAAATCACTTTCGTTTATCTCGTTGATAATCGGTTCATCTATAGCAACAAGGTAGTCAACGAGGTCAGCGTGATCTCTGTACAATGCATTACAGCCATAAATTGCTCCGCGGCCCTTCAGCTTATTGAGTTCGAACTTTTTTCTACTTGGACCGTTACCTATAATATATGCTACTTCCATTTCTCATCTATCCCGGGAAACGCTTTCCTCACTACACTCTCGGTAATGTCTTTTAATTCTGATGGCAACTTTTTATTCTTAACGTGGAGAAGCAGTTTTGCATCCCCAGCATCTATAGACTCTAAAAGTTGAATAAACATTTGCTCGCGCTTAAGAGGGCGAAGCTGTTCTCCATCTGGAATATTAAGACAATACTTCAAAAGACGTATATCAGCTTTCAGTACATTTTGAGCATCAATGCCTACGTCAATTGGAGTAAAGGGTGGATCGGTTTCTGGGAGCAAAAACTTAATGTTAGGATTGTACACAAGATCTAGAATAACTTTGATTGGAAAATCATTCTGGAAGGCTGAGAGAGCTTCTGACCTTGCTTTGTTACCTTTTAATTTTGCTATTTTCAGTAGTGTTTCATAAATTGATTCATTCATTGTTAGTAGCTTCTTCTGCAAAGTATTCTTGGGCGATACGACCCGCATAATCAGATAGCTTATGGTCCAAACCCTTCGAGTAATGAAGAGAAGACTTTAGTAGTTCCATAGCAAACATATATCTAATTATAAAGCCATCATTATCAACATCATATCCATTATGATGCATCTGGTTCACTAATTCGTGTCCTATCTTGTCGATAAAATCTTCTATAAAGTTCTTAGCTATTTCGTTCTCATAGAAAGTAGGATCGACCTGTTTAACAGGACCTGTCAACTTAGTAGGAAACTGAATTATATTGCTCATTAACATATTTATTGTTTTGTATCTAGTATATTCTTTAAAAGACCGTTCCATTGAGGGATCCTGGAGTTCCAACTAAAGAATGCGTCTGAATATGCTTTTGAGAATTCCGTTCTTCCAGTAAGCTCTGGTGTACCAATTTTTTCAATAGTTTGAGCAAGCACTTGACACATAATGTTAGCATGTATATTTACATCCTCGTGCATACTATATGTAATAGCAAATCCAGCAGTTGTTTCTGGAAGTGCTGCAAAATCTGGACATACTATTGCACACTTAGCCGACATAGCTTCGATAGCTGCGATACATGAAGTTTCAGGCCAAATGGATGGTAAAGCAAAGATATGTGCTTTTTGTAGTGCTTCGCGAACTACCTCATTGGGTTGGTACCCATGATAATTAATCTTAGGATGGTCTCTGCATGCTTGGAACAGGTGCTCATAGTCGGCATCTCGTTGACTCCACCCATATATTTCAAAACTGGAATATACGTCTAATGTGATATTATCAAAATGGTTGCACAACTCATCAAACACTGGCACTAATATCTCTAATCCTCTATGAGGAGTAGTATGATATATGATGTTGATTTGTTCAGAAGGGTCAGGTTTTTCGTGATTTGGGATAGGATCAATACAGTTCTTCATAATGACAAAGTCACTAGGCTTGATACCATAAGCAAGCTCATATTGAGTCTTTTGAAAGTTAGAAACAAATACTAACTTGTCAAATCTTTTACGAGCTTCTTCATCTTGAAGATGCTGAGATTCAGGATCGTTAAACATATCATGCAACCAAAGTATGGTTGGTTTATCTTCATCGATATCTCTTACCCGGCTGCAAATGATTTGTACTTTATCACGCAGCTCAGGATCTAACCGCTCGTACAAACCATATTTCATCATCTCTGTGCCGCCCATAGCGTTTCGAGATAGTTCATCTGTGGTAACACCACCAAAAGAAAACTCGTCTCCTTCTGGTTTGACTTCGGGTTGACTATTGTCAGTAAAAACAAGTTTAGTAGCCATTTTATTTCCTTAACATCTCCTCGCACCGGCTGGACGGTTCAAGTACTCAACAAGTTCATTGTATCCCCCGATATGAATGTTGTCATCCATTATTTGAGGAACCGATTTTGCTCCTGGTACAAGTTCTTTTAATTGATCAACTGTGATATCAACTTCTAACATCAATTCATTGTATTCACAATTGTGAACTTCTAAAAGTGTCTTAGATAGATCACAGTACTTACAACCTGGTCTTGAATATATCGTTATCATTGTTATGTCCCACTAAAACCAATTAAAATTTATCACACATCTCAAAGCCGTATCTGTGTGAGTTGTACCGGCATGTTGTTTTGAACCTGGGAAAATGATCATTCGGTTTTTAACACTATCAACCTCTGTACCATCTTCAAAAATTGTTTTACCATTATTTGTGTTAACGTAAAATATTCCAGTTTT